ATTCTTTAAAAGACTTGGCGTAGACTTTTCTACGTTAAACTTTCGGGATAGATATACTGTTCGGTCAATAGTACTTCCCAACGGTGCCGATGCTTTTAGTCAACAGTGGCGTGGAATTGTGGATAGTATAACAGACTTGCGTGATGCTAGAGAAGGGTTCAAGAAAAGAGGTAACACGCACGGTCTTCTCCCTCTTCTCTACAAAGCAAAAAGTGACAATGAATATTCTGAGGTTCGTGACAAGACATATTGGTGGATGTACGACATCAAGCATAAAATCAGACCTAATCTGGATTGGTCGTTAGAGTGCGGTGTTGATGAAGGTAAGTCTTATATGCGACTGAAAGCACAGGTGCATACAGATGCAAATGGTAAGATTGACAAGCGTTATCACCATGACAATGGAACTACTCATCATATTAGTATTCCTGTTCCGCTAATGTGGCACAGACATTTACTACAGATTGGTCAGTCTGTGGTAAACAACAAGATTGTTCTGTCTGTCCGCCCACTTGGTATGCACGGTGATGTAGAAGGTTTTGCCGCCAAGGTTGCTAGTAAAGGACTACGGGCATGGGACTGGAAGGTTGAGGACGTATACCTTGGTAAGTTCTTAGACACTGTGCAAATCTGCAAATCAAGACTGCATATTCAGTCGGTTGCAAAACGTAAGGCATCATCTGAATTTACTGATGAGATGCTGGCGAGTTTTGACTAATGAAGAAACGTATCAAAGAGGTAAAACGTATCGTTAAAAATGAGGGGCTTGATATTATTAACATCAAGCAAGGTAAACACCTCAATCTAACTGTTACTGACGGGTCAGTGGTATTTAGTGTGATTACTCCATTCACCCCGTCATGTAATAGGACATTTCTTCAGATGCGTTCTGATTTAAGGAGAGGTATCCGTGAAGCGCAAAAGAAACCCGATTGCTGAACATCTGTCTAATCCTTTGTTCAGAAGAAGAATTGTCAGGCAACTAAAGGGGAAGGGAAGCTATGACAGAAAACAAAAATATAGAAAATCTAATCGAGTTCCATCAGACAATGATGAACCAAGCCGCAATGGCTGACAGTCATTATCTGTACAACCATCATCGTGAAGAAATGGTCAAGCTTCAGGATGAAAAGCAAAAAGAAACTGACCAGTCAATAGAAGGACATCCAGTATGAGGTACAAAAATATAACCGTGTTCACTGGGGCTGGTATATCAGCCGACAGTGGGCTTCCAACATTCCGCGAACCAAATGGGTTGTGGGATAATCATAACCCAGACATCGTGTCACACAGTGATGGCTTTGAACTTAGCCGTGAAGAGTTTATGAACTTCTGGGATACAGTGAAAGGTGAGTTTGTTGGAAACAAGTTCAAGCCTAACAAAGCACATGAGTTGATTGCCCGTTGGGAGTACGTTCAAACTTCCATAGGTGGTAAGTTTAATCTTATCACAACCAATGTGGATAACTTACATGACCTAGCTGGTTCCAGTGACCCTATCAAAATACACGGTGACATCTTGGTTGATGGTCGTGAATACGAGTATGAGGTAGAGGGTCAGTTGTTTAGTTGGAAAATGCCAGACGTTGTTTTGTTTGGTGACACAGTGAAGAGACAGAAAGACATGTGGGATGCTGTTAATAAAACAGACCTATTTGTTTGTGTTGGCTCGTCATGTTCCCTTGGTGAGGGTGCGATTGTGAGGGCCGCAAAAGATGGTGGTGCTGTTACAGTTGAGATAAACCCTAATCCAACAGGCAACAAAAACTTTGATGTCGTTATTTCAAAATCTGCGACAGAAGGCATACATGATTTATCAACATTAGTTACAGGTGCAAAAGGATGATAAGCAAAATGAAAATAAAATATCTTTTGGAACGCGATAAGTTCAGAAAGAAGCATGGAAAAATTAACATTAGTAAGATAGGTGAGGGGGTGAATGATGAACTCGTACATGACATGCTTAGACTTGCGTACCATGTCGGGGAATGGAGAGGTCAGCACAAACGTAACCTCAAGAGTAGAACCTATCAGACAACCTACCGCATCAAGAACCGTGACAAGGTGCGAACATATCAGAGGGACTACAAGAGGAAGCTTCGTGGATACCAGACCGACATGTACACATATAGATTGTCACAAAAAAGCTGATGCAACAGTAAGCGGTAATCATTATTGTGCATATCACGCACTAAGAAAACAACTTGAAGAGCGGGGCGCGTGAATGTTGCCCCTTCTTTTTATCATTAACTTGTCAGTAGGAGAATGAAATGAGTAAGGACGATAGACTCTCTTTGAAACTAACACCGCAAGAAGCAAACGCCATAATGGTAATGCTTGACAGCGATATGGAGAGGACGTTTGATGAAGGTGTTGACCCAATAGCAGACTGGGAAACTGTGCATTTTTATGCGTACCAACTGCTTGCATATCAAACTTTCAAGATGGCCTATGTGGAGAAATACGGATGAGTATTTGCAAACAATGCATGAAACGTAGGAGTGAAATTAACTGGCAAAACTACCCTTATATACGTCCTCACCTTCTTTGGTTAGACGACAAGGGTGTTTATCACTTCTATCCAGAGTATGAGAATGTAACATATTGCAGAAAGGAAGTGTCCCATGAGACAAGTTCTATACATCATAACTGTGGCTATGTTCCTTCTGATATTCCTGTGAGTTAGTCATGAAAATAATTTCAAGGAAGGAAGCGATTGAACAGGGATTGACTCGTTACTTTACGGGCAAGCCCTGCCCTCAGGGGCATGTTGCTGAAAGGTACACACGCAAGAGTGGGTGCGTACAGTGTGACTCTGAAGGCCAGAAGCATCGGATACTTGTTAAGAAGGGGATGGCTGAACCAAAACCAAAACCAGTCAACCTACGAAAACAGGCAATCGATAGGGGTGAACGATATTATTTTACTGGCAAACCCTGTCCAAGAGGTCACGTTAGCAAGCGTCATGTCACCAGTGGGTGTGTCGAGTGTTGGCCTACATACGGAAAGACCCAGTACGAAAGACACAAGGATAGAATACTGGAATACGCTAGGAAAAACCAACACAAATACAGGGAAAAAAGAAAAGAATATGACCTGAAGAACAAGGAATACTTGAAGCAGAAAGCCCGTGAACGCCGCCAGAAGCCTGAGGTTAAGGAAAGAGACAGGAAACGGCTTAAAGAATACTGGCTCAACAATAAAGAGAGACGCAGGGAAATTGCAAACAGATATGCAAACTCTGCCAAAGGTCAGGCTAAGTTGAGGGTAAGACAGCTTGCTAAACGTAACGCAACTCCAACATGGGTATGCTTGGAAAGCTTAGAGGTGAAGCACAAAGAACGGATTACCATGTCACGATTGACTGGTGTCCTTCACCACATTGACCACATCGTTCCACTACAGGGTGATAATGTGTGTGGTCTTCATGTGCCGTGGAACCTTAGGGTTATCACGGCGGAACACAACCTATCAAAACATAACAAGTGGAGTAGTAAATGAATGGGGTAAAGCACAGACCAATAGTAAATTCTATAGGTCAAATTCAAGAACAAATCGACAATGCAAATCACGCTGTCACCATTATCTGGGGAACGTGTCAAGATAAGACAGAATCATATGCCTTCGATACTGAGGAAGATAAAGAGATGTTCTTGTTAGGGGTTGATGCCGCCTGTGGGTATCTTGAATATCATATCGAGGGAGATGACGTATGACTACTGATTGGAAGAGTGTAAATGATGAGATGCCTGAGGTTGGTCAGAGGGTGGAGTTCTTCTTTGCCCCAAAACCCGACTTTATTATTGAGGATACTGGCATATTTCAAGGTTACTATGTAGATGAAGACGGTAAAGAGTGGAAGGATATGCACATCTTTACTGGTGATAGTGGTGGCTGGTTAACTGGTGATGTCACCCACTGGAAACCACTTCAACAAAAAGGAAAATAGTAAGGGGTAAAAAATGTTAGATTTAATAAAATTTCAAGATGGTCATTATGAAGCAATTACTGAACTTGCGGATGGAAGCGTGGAAATGAGGCCAGCCACTAAAAAAGAGATTGAACGCTTTGAATGGTTTGAAGCACAACCAGATGACGGACCTAACTGGATGCCTGTATTTGGCAATATTTCAACAGACTAAAAACGAGGAGAAAAAGAAAAGGGCAACTCAGTTGATGCCTAAAGTTGCCCCCTTCCCGTCAGTAGGTAGTATGGGTAATGCAAAACCCATACCAATAATATACTAGCTGGAAGCCCTCACATCAACCCCACAGAACAAAGCGAGTACGCTAAATGTATTTGGCGTACTTGCCCATAACTTTATACAATTCATCAAGCGCATCCCTTAACATAGACATTCCCTGCCGCCTTACATTGCCGCCGTATTTTCTTTGTTGTTCTCTCATACTCTCATCGTAGACAACAACATTACGCATGACCGACAAGTAATCATGTGATGTATTTTTCTTTACAAAACTTTCCACCCTTCCCAAAACTAACCTTGCTTCAGCCTGTTTGTTTGATATGACTGGCTTGCTAGTTCCAACCCTCATTTTTCCTATTTGACTTACAACATGTGGGGAAGCTTGTGCCATTGAAGAAAGATTGTAATACCAGTTTGCGGCTCCGTGCTGTTCAGAGTTTATCTTTCCATCTAACATATATCGGTCAATGTTTCTTTGGTCCACTCTTCTCATGCGGGATTTGTTTTTATCTGCCCACTCAAGTCGCATAACACCAGAGGAAGTGTTAACCAAATTGTCTTTAGACTTCTTCGTACTCATGAAAGTGTGCCGTTTCTTCATCGTATGTATATAAAACCTGACCGCGCTTACCAATAACGTCTTCGTATCTTGACTTAGCTACCCGTGCGGCGGTGATACTATTGTTTCTGTGTATTATCATACCAAGGTCTGCTTTATTATACCACATTGCAGATTGTTCAATGTCATATAGGGTTGGTATTTCTACATTACCGTCCTTATCCTTATTAATTTTTCTTGGGTGTGCAACCACAACGATATGAACATTATGCTTTGATGCAAACCTCTTGAGGTTTTTTATAAACCAGCCAATGTAAATTGTCATACTCTCCCCTTCAGTATTGTGTTCCATCTCATTGAAGGGGTCTATGATAATCACATCGCAATCTTGCTGTACAACAGACGCAGACATCTTTTCAAGAAGCCAGTTTATATCTACACTATCTTCCCAGCTTGGATATATTACTCTAAAATGTCTGTCCAGCCAGTCGTTAAACTCTGTTGTGTCACTTTCATCCATATATTTTACATGGGTTGGTGCAATCTTATTCTTATATTCCCAGAACCACCACTTACGCAAAGCCCTAAGGTGGTCTGTCTGCGGTGCCTGTTCAAAGGAAGCAAAACAAACACGCATGTCATGGTTCTTAACCAGTTTACACATCATATGGTTAAGAAATGTTGATTTGCCTGACGATGGAACACCAGTGACAACTGTAAAATCACCGCGCCTTAACTTGAAATGATAGTCAAGAGACCCCATCCCAAGATTGTATACTGGTCTCTCGTTTATCTCTGGCAGTTCATCAAATCTATAAACACCGTCAACTGGAAACCATTTGGCCCTTGCTATGGTCTCAGTTACACCCTTCTCACCATATAATTTAAGTGCATCGTTGAGGTCTTTGCAGTTCTTTGGATACGAAACAAACTTACACCTTGTCTTACCAAGTCTTATGGCTAAGTCATCTCTCAGAACCTGACCATTGGTATCACCATCGGTACAAAGAATGATTTCCTTGCAGTCCTCAAGCAACTCAACAATATCCCTTATGTAAGAATACTTATGTGAGACACTATCACGTTCAGGCTCTATGCTTTTTGATGGCGCACCATCTGGAACAGATATAGAACGAACAAACCCACACTGAACTGCGGCGATACAATCCCATTCGCCCTCTGTTATAATGACTGGTAAATGTTGGATGCTATCATCCAGCAGGACATCCCTGTTCCAAACAACCTTTTCACCACCCTTGTCCTGTGACCAAGACGGAGAGTTGCTGGCACCTAAGTAGTTTTTGTATTTGTGATTAACTGTCTTACCATCCCTTAGATAGGGTAAGGCAATGACTTCAGTACCATGTTGACTTGAGGTGTAGACCCCTAGATTTATTGCGGTCTCTACGTCCAGACCTCGCTCCGCTATATAATCTGTTGCTTGTTCTGTTAGCGTCATCGAATCCTGACCGCCATCCACAGTTATGGCAGATGACATATATATCTCCTTCCTCTGGGTGACGAACACCCAGACACCTATCTGACTTCTTTCTTCTACTGTCCGAACACTTAGGACACCTACATCTTTTCCAACCGCTGAAGGTTCCGCTGTGTAGCAAGTCATCTAACTCAGTGCTAAATGCCTTGTGATAATCTAAAAATTTATCAATCACTGACATTAAAAACTGTCCCAATCTTTTTTGAACACCGCCGTGTCAGAGGTGTCCTTAACCTCAATCCAGTTTTCCCAATGCCCCTCAGATAAAAACTTCTTTGGGTTGTAAACGAACTGACCATCAGACTTCTCAGCACCGTAGTTTTTTGCGGCAGTCAATAACTGGTCAATGGTTGCCCCAGACTTTATAACAGTCGCGTATACACCGTGTGCGGAACCCCTGCCAGTTTTAGGCCAACGTCTTGGCTTACCATTCTCCATCACACCAGATGGATACGCCGTCCAAAACTCATCCCAGCCAGCTATATTATTTCTTTCTTTATTATTTATTTCTTCTTTATGTGTCAACTTCTGTCCATCAGGTGTGTCACTTCTGTGTCCATTTGATTGATATTCTTCATAATTACAAACAGTTACATGTGTCAAACCTGATGTCACTTCTGTGACAATCATGTGGCATGACTCAAGGCGTTTAAGAAACCTTGATACCTTCTTAACATCCCAGTTAACATTGGTGCATATGTGCCTGAGGCTAGTAAAGAAACAGCCCCTGCTTACCTTCAGTAACTGACCGTTAATGTAGGTTTCAGTGTCGGACCACGCGGCCCTCTCGATAATAGAGAGCCACACGATACGTTCATCGTTGTCTTTGAGGACGGGGTTGTCCATCCAACCCCTATGCATTTTGTAATATCCACCCGACTTCATAGCCAATGAATAAAAGAAGGGTGGGAACCTGTCAAGCACCCACCCTTAATTTTATACGCCGCAACTGCCGCCATGTTGTGTGATATCACATATGTCGTGAGTTTCTAAGGCTTCTTCAAACTCTGTCCCCAGCTTCTCGACTGCCTCTTTATAAGGTACAGAGGTCAGTGGCTGACCGCCCCTTGCCCCATCTGGATAGCAAGTAAAACCACGAAGACCGTGCGCGTACTTTGCCAGTGTGCCAGCAAACTGTTCGACAGTGTCCTCGTTGTTGAGGGATGAACCCCATGAGGGAAGGTTGATTGTAGATGAGATTGACATGTCAACATAAGACTGAACATCGAACTGGAACTTCATGCGCCGCTCGTAGTCTTCTGCTAAATCAATCGCAGACTCAATCTTATTTGGGTCTGCACCATATACATCAATCATCTCCTGTGCGGCGGCATCAACAACATACTGAAAGTGCCATCGATTGTTCTTAAGATAACGGCGTTTGTATGCAACAGCAAAGATTGGCTCGACACCTGTTGTAGTGCCAGCAATAATTCCAATAGTTCCTGTAGGTGCTACCGCACGTTTAGCTACGGGACGAGAGATGCCTAACTCATCTGCAAACTTGTCTGATGTACCATTGGAAACATCTTGATAGACCTTAAGCCATCGATGCAGTTCATCTGTTACCTCGTACTTTTCATTACGGGCAATCAACCACTCATGCAATCCCATCAGACCAAGGCCGAGACGGCGGTTTTTCTCCCGTGTCTCGTAAATCTTTTCATATGGAAGCTGTGCCACGATAGTTCCGCAAATCAAGAACTTGGTAACTAAATGTACAATACTATTTAACTGGTCAATGTTATCTATTCTGGCGAAGTTCAGGCTGGCTAAGTTGCATAAGTCTGAGTCATCTGCGCTAGTCACTTCTGTGCAAGCGTTGCGTAGTGTTTCGTTTTCTTTATCGAAGAAGTTAAAAGAAAATCCCGGCTCCGCTGTGGATAAAGCTTGACGACAGTTCTTCATAAACACATCGCCAACCTCACCTGTGCGCCAATAATTTAGTAACCAGTCAGTGTCATAATTTACACTGATGTTTGTCATATCCAGTGGTGCAGGAAAATTAAAGTCATCTTGCTTTGCATCAAATAATGTATAGCCAGAGTTGCCGATAGGCATGTCTTGCCAGTTCTTTGCATTAAGAAAGTCTTGGATGTCACCATGCTTCCAGTTGAGAGAAGCATATATAGCAGAGCGGCGTGACCCACCCTGCATTACCGACCGACCAATCTCATTAATCATACGCATTTTAGTGACTGCACCTGACGCAGTTCCACCAGTTCCGCCAAGTGCCGACCCTGCTGGACGGTATATTGAGTAGTCAATACCTATTCCACCACCAGTCATTAGACATGACTCTGCTTTCCAAGACAAGTTGGCCCAGTCTTCTCTCGTATCTTCTTCAGCCCGTAACAAGAAACAGTTATTGAAGAACTTATTTTTTCGACCAGCATAATAAAGGTAACGGCCCCCAGCTACCCAGCGAAGATTCGTAAGGTGGTCAGTCAATTCATCCTTCTCTTCTTGAGGCATCATGTCACGACACACATCCTCTACCAAGGTACGGGCAAGTTCAGCCCATGTGGTTGCATTCTCATGTGCATACTTTGTATTAAAGATATCCTCAGAAAATTTCGTCCGAAACATCGGGTTCTTGTTCGACTTCCATGTCATCAGTCAGTTTCCTTCCTTGTTTGGCGAATGTATCACGCCATTCTATTAATGATTTTTTTGCTTCAACATCCCCCTTGGCGAGACGTTTGGCAAAAATAACGACAGCATCCTCTGGTATCGTTGCGGCTTCACAAACTTCACGGAAGTCACTCCCCCCACCGAGAAGCCAGTCAATAGCTTCTCGCTTTATCTGTTCGTGTTTCCACTCAGGCCATGAGGGATTTATCGAGCGTCCAAGTCCTGCGGCGTCAAGCAGTGCTTGTAGGACTACCGCTCTCCACATTCTGTTTATGCTTTCTAGCGAGACCCCAGTCAACTATTATCTCCAGTGCATCAGAGACTGAACGAGCAACGGCAACAGAACAACCGTCTTCCGTCAGTCTCTTGTGTAAATCAGTTTGTGCTGGAGATAGCCTTCCTGTTTCTGTCTTAACTTCAAGGCCATAGTAGTAGCCCTGATAAATAAGCTGGATATCAGGCCACCCTGCCTGAAGTCCAGCTTTCTTTAGTTTAGCACCCCTTACCCTACCACCGCCACCAGCAGGGAAGGCTGTGAATAAAACTTTTTTCTTCAGCTTCTTGCGAAGCATATCAACTATATCAGTTTGTAAGCTTAGTTCAGGCTCACGCCTAATTATCTTCTTACGAGTTTTGTTCACTTTTCGTTCTGTCTTCATGAATAAAACTATATTCTAATTGTCTTTTTATGTGAATCTTATTGACATAAGCGGCTACCTGTGGCACATATATGGTATGAAACTTAGCAAAGAAATATTACCAGAGTCCGTGAAGCGGTATCTACATGCAGAGAATTACGATGCTGGCTCTCTTCCAACGGACATAAGCGCAACCAGACTTAAGGATAGCCCAAGGGTCAACAGGTTGTACAAACTTCACTACAAAGATATCAAGCCTGACTACTTGAAGCGTGGCTTTGCCAAGCTGGGCGAGGCATGGCATGGGTATATGGAACAGTATGCCCCAGAAGATTGGGTGTGTGAACAAAGGTTCTATGCATCGGCTGGTGACAAGTTAATATCTGGTGCGATAGATGCCCTTGAGCCACATGATGGTGGCTATAACATCTGGGACTATAAGGTAATGACAGCTTACAAAGCCCAGACAGAACTTAAAGAGTTTGAGGCACAGCTTAATATATATGCATATATCCTCAGGCAAAATGATATGGAACCCAAGGGACTCTACATTAGTGGGTTAATAAGGGACTGGTCTGATAAGCGTGTCACTGGCACATACCCAGATACCATGTTCCCTGTGTTTGAGTTACCCTTGTGGTCAAAGTCACAAGCGGAGAACTACGTTTATGAAAGAATACAACATCACTTTACCGAAGAAATCCCCCTCTGCACAGATGAAGAGAGGTGGATGTCAAGTCCAAAATTTGCAGTCGTATCTCAGAAAACTGGGAAAGCCTTGCGAGTTTTTGACACCGAAGAACAAGCCCTTGAGTTCCAAACCAAGGCACCCGTCAGTATAGAAAAAAGAAAGTCGGAGCCAATTAGATGCCAGCGGTTCTGTGAGGTGGCTGAGTTCTGTGAACAGTATCAGTCTGAGTTATTTACCGAAGAGGTGCTAGGCGATGTCGAATAAGATTGAGGATATTCAAAAGAAAATATCCAAAGCAAGTGAAGGCAAGATAAACATACACAATAAGGAATATTCGACTGTTCCATTAAGAGTTGAATTGTTCAGGGGTAACCTAGATGCATCAGACATAGAGTCACTGGTGCCTGTTTTTACAAAGGTAAGCTTCATGAATGATAAGGTTATAACACGGGCTTATCTAGCAGAACAAGTCGATGTAATCTTTACCGAAGAAGGTAAGGAGATAGTTCAGATGAAGAATGTAAAGTCTGTTGGAACATCCGAAGAAAACCGTGACGCACACCGCATTAATCAAACAAGCGCAGTCGAGAATAGCGAGACGAGTGCTGTGGGTCGTATGCTTGCTGTGCTAGGATTACATGGTGGACAGATGGCATCCTTTGAGGAAATTGACAATGCTAAAAATACAGAGAAAGTGGTAGACCTTTTGCCAAAAAACATGACTTCAGATAAGTTCATGAGGCTGGCGGAGAAGTGCAGTACAGTAGAGGATATTAACAAGTTACTGGTAAAGCACAAAGGTTTCTTTGAGAAGCTAGAGGAACAAGACAAATCCTCTTACAAAGACCTTAAAGTAAATATCGAGAAGAAGAGAAAAGATTTGGCAAGCAAGAAGGAGAAGTCCAATGGCTGATTATGATAACAACCTGACAGGTGCTTTGTTCAGAAACAAAGATAAGTTTGGCACTGATGGTGATATTGTTCAGGGCAAAGAGAAGCACCCAGACTACACTGGCAATGCAGAGGTAGACGGCATTAAATATAATGTCGCTGGGTGGATGCAAAAATCTCAAAAGGGGATGAGTTATATGAAGCTGAAGCTTAGTATACCACAGCCGCAGGGCGGTGTTACCCCAATGTCTACACCAGCGCAGACGGTTGACCAGTCAATAGACGATGAGATTCCGTTCTAAGAAGGTTCGCTCCCCGAAACATCTAAACAGGGTTAGAAAAATGCCCTGTTTAGTATGTTCATGCCCACCACCAAACCACGCACATCATATACAGTTTGCGGAACACAGAGGTATGGGGCAGAAGGTAGGAGACCAGTGGGTTGTTCCCTTATGTGGTTTGTGTCACCACAAATTACACACAACAAAAGAAGGTGAACGATTGTTCTGGGTTTTTGAGGGGATTGACAGTGTGAAGATAGCTGAAAATTTGTGGAGACAAACAAGTGAAACAGATGGCGAACACAAAAACGTATAACTTAAGATTACCGCTCAAAGAATACCAAGTGCTGGCAAAAATATCCCATGACCAAACAAAACAACAGGGGAAGTTTATATCTGTAGCTGAATTAATACGGGAAGCATACAGGGCGCAGTACTACGAGGAACTAGATGAGGCGTGATGGCTCTTATATTAAGCAGTCATATCCAGATAATACATTCTATCTTGTGAAGAGGCTTATTGATGAGATGAATGAACAGCAAATTACAGCTAGGGATATGTGCAGGAAGGTGGGGGTTAGTGACCCATCAATAATAACTAAATGGAAATACAATCGTAGGCCAAGCTTAGATATACTAAGGGCTTGCTTTAACGTATTGGGGTATGACTTATCAGTAAAGAGGATAAAGGATGAAGCCAGTACCACGCGAAGCTTTCACAGCAGTAAGTGGATTTGAAGCAAAGAAACATGCAATACGTCAAACTACGGACGGGCTGTGGCAACTAACACTGACGGTTCATGAGTTTGGTGCGGCTGACTGGCTTGTCTTTGCACCTATGGGTACACCCCTAGCTATCGGATTGAAGGCGTTGGATTACGACAATCCAGAACAGCCAACGAGTGAAGACCCCAGAAAAAAATATATACAGCGTTCTGTCATGATGTGTAAGAACGAGAAGTTTCAGAAGTACCTTGAGGAACGTGCCTCAGAAGAGGGGTTCTATGATTGGGGTATGCAAGATGCAGAAGTGGAGACAACAAATGCCCTTAGAACTTTTCTTGGTATCAGTTCTCGTTCTGAGTTGGCTCATGTGGAAAGGGACGATGTGAGGTTCCAACTGGATGAACTGGTAAATGAATTTAAGAGTTGGTTAGCACAAACCGGGAACGCTGGCTAATTAACTTTATCCATTTACCAGTTAATAATATTATACAGGGATAGCTAGTTTTAGAAAACGGTCAGATATTCTCTGTGCGCGATTCGGAGTCTGCTTTGCCCATCTCGAATCGAGAATCTCGGTTGCTACGTTTTCCCATTCGCCGCTTTCCGCAAACGCAATGGTTTTTTTGAACTGGCTCAACCTTGGCCTCCCAAGTTGAAAGCACATGTTCGCAAAACATCTCTGCGCTTCTTCTGGATAATCGTCCCAGCCTTTGAATATTAGTGTACAATCTGCTATGCATGTTGCTATGTCCTGTTCAAAAACTTCTTTAACACGGTGAAAGGCTACACTTGTTCCCAAGTCTTTACCAAACTCAGGGTCACCCCTCACTATTAAATGACCGATTCCAAATGTAGGGTGTCCTTCTGAACAGAGGTATATCTCTTCCTTACACCCTTCATCTAGTGTCAGTTCTTCCCTTAGTAATTCTATATCCATCTTCTTCTCTCCTGACTGGTGACTTGTAAGGCACTCTGCGCCTTCTATTCTTCAGTCTTCCGAAATCGAAATATCTTTTTAACCTATTGCGCCGCGCCTGACTAGCTGTTGTTCTTTGTGAATGGTCAAATACCATATCACTTCTTCTTCTTTTTTAGCACGGACGTTAAGGTCTTTGCCTGTCTTGCATGTTTCCTTGATGCTTTACGCAAACCAGACGCAACCCTCTTTACTTTAGCTTTGACTCGTCTATCCACGTTATTTTCCTCTCGATTCTCTTCCTAAATAGATACCATACACACCTGTCATAACACCCATTATAACAGATACGAACGCCGACTGCTGTGTTGTTGGGTCTTCAAGATTCATAAACCATTCAGCACATCTCCATGACATAGCTACAGAAGCAATCATAGTTAGCTTGGCTGTGACGTTAAACTGAAGCCATCTTTTCCACCAATCAACCATTATTTCTTACCAAAAAATTTTGTTGCTGAACGCACTGCAAATGACGCAGATACAATAACTCCTAAGGTGTACTGATAGTACTCAGGCATAGCTTCCAATGCGGCAAAACCGTTAGCTACTATCTCCCTACCCCAATCACCACAGAAGGCTAGTATAAGGGGGATGCTAAAAAGCACCGTTAACCACTCGTCTTTCCACGAGTTTACCGAACCCTTTGCCATTACCTTTTCCCAGCTTGCTTCGCTGGTGGCGGCTACTTTCATAATCTCTGCTTCGGCTTCAGCCTTTGCAATCTTTGTCTTGGCGACAGCGGCTTTTTCTTCGGCCTTTCCCTTTAGCCAAGAGCCAGCTAGGTCACCCACTATGGGTAGTATAGCCTGTATCATTCTTCCATTAACTCCAGTATATTACCGTCTTCATTCATTTTGACTTTCATTTCTTTGCACGACCACTTCTCGTCAGAGCCAGTGTTTCTTTTTATCTTTCTTCTGACCGACAAACATTCTGATAATGACTGGTAAGGGGTATATTCCACCTTCTCACCACTCATTACCAACAGCAAAACAAATGTTAACTCAACCACCATTTCTCATCTTCTCTATGTTACCTTCTATGGTTGTTATGCGTTTCTCAAAGAAGTCCAGTGTTAGTTTCTGTTGTTGGTCATAGGGTGCTTGACCATTTTCTATTTGACTCTGTAGTTTTTCTAACTCACCAGCCAAGTGTTCTATAAGCATGAACTGTTCTGAGTCCGCTGGCAGTGAACCCATCTCACCACGGGGCCATTTAATTCTGAAGTCTGTGTTCTGTTCTAGGTCAGACTTCATCATGGTCTGATTTGTCTCAAGTGTATTGAGTCGTTCTATTAAACCAAAGTATGCCCAAGTTGCTAGGCTTGCCGCCGCAACCATGCTGATTATGTTTCTAAGCGGTAAGGCTACCTCAGTATTTTCATTTACTCTTTGCGGTTGGCGGCTCATGTAAATTCACTAAACCCTTTATATACACCGCTGTCTCCACCTCTATCACACTTAGAGCCACGGACTTCTGCGAACGGCATCTCTTCAAGTATCCTTTCGGACATATCCTCAATGCGTTCCTGACACTGTGCTATTTCTTTGTATGGACCCAGTGAGTCCTCTGCTACAACGCACTGTGGACCGTTAAGAGATATCCAACAAAATAACAATGATGCGTAAAACATTATTGTAACCTTCTTATTCTTTCCTTTATCTTTACCATCCTTTTTACCACCCTATTTCTTTGTCGTATTAACTGGTCAATACGTTTTTGTTTGGTATCCGGGTCTTCGCCGGACGCACGAACTCCAGATATTCTATCACTTAGATTGTTTAACTGTTGATACATCTTGTTGAGGGTTGACCTCACAGATATAAGGCCACGATTATCTGACCGCATATCTCTGGCTTCCTCATAGTTACCTTCCTCTCGCAACCTGTTGATGCCACGAACAACTTCGTCAGCCTCTCGTTTTAATTCGTAGAAGTCAGTCATGTACTGGTTTGCTGGGTCAGTTCCTTGCGGTTTTACAAACCGAGACAGACCTAAAACATTAGCAAAGTCTGCTGGTATACTATCTCCAAAGACACCAGATGGCTTAGATGGTATGGCACCAAACGCCCCAAGTATAGCATCCATACCAGCATAAAGATATTGACCCATAGAACCAATATAACCATTGATAAGTTGTTCTACTTCAATAGGACTGATGCCTAAATATTGACTAATGTTACCCACCATCTTAGCGAACTCAGATGTGTTTGAATATGC